CTATTGTTTTCTAAATAATACAAGTTTAAACCAAAACCATCATTTGTATTCCAATCACTAGTTCCTACGATATCACCATTTACCAAATCAATAGTATATCTATTTGTTCTAACATTGGGTTCTACTCTTGAAGGTGATATTAATGTAAATTTTACCCCATCGTGCTGTGGTTCTAATACATTATCGTTTGGTGATTCATATAATCTTGCTGTTGGTAAACTTGGAGCTAATGGAATCAAACTATTGATTTCAGTATCGATTGTGTTTTCTAATCTTTCTCCTTTTTCAAAAACTGGAAATTTGTTTTCAGTAATTATAGAATGATATTCATCATCTCTACCAATTCTACCAAATGGTGCTTCTTTTCTTCTTTCTTCATCAATACCCTCAAAACTAAATAAAGTATTACTACCACTAACTACTAGGTGTGATTTGTATCTTGGTACGGTTTCTGGGTTCGGAACTAATATACTGGAAATAATAGTTTCACTAGTAATCGGGTCTTCTTCCATTACACTTTTTTTTATTAACCCTCCACTTAAAGCGTCATTGTAAGCCGCTTCATATCTATCATCTCTTTCTTGTTTTAAATTTTGATAGAAATCGTAATTTTTTAATTCCTCTTTTGTATAAGGCATTTGTTTACCTCGTTAATTTAAATATGTGGTCATTATCTATAATGTGTTCTACTCTTGTGTTTCCACTACCACTTACTACTTTGTAAAGAAAACGATAGTGTCTTTCTGGTTGAAACGCATTTAAATCTAATCTGAAAAAGTTTCCTGTTCCATCACAACTTAAATAAGAACCCGTTGTAAATGGTATGATAACATCTTCTGTCAAAGCATCTCTAACTGAATATTGACTTTGACTTGGAATAAATTTTACCGTTAAATTTTGTGAACTTGTTGAATAAGTTCTTGTTGGAAATCTTTCACGACCACAAACTCTAAATTTAACTTTTGACTTTTCTTTATATTCTGGTCTTAAACCTTTCATATAAATTGTAACTTCATCAATATCGTCCGAGTCTAATGTTACTAATGAACCTGTATTGAACGAAGAGTCATCATATTCAACTTCTAACTTTGGTGGATAAATTGTGTGTGTATCTCTTGAGAAGAATGCGAAATTTCCAAGTCTGTCGGTGCTTCCCTCGTCTAATGAAGATGAAGTATTACCAATACTACCTGAACGCTTTATAATAAATCCTTCGTTAGCTATTGAACCACTTAACCATTTGGTTACAATATCTGTAACATCCATTCTCATATCAGTTGTTTCGTGGTTGAACGATTGAGAAGCTTCATAACCACTTCCTTGATACCAAGTTCCACCAGTATTGTTTGAACCACTAATCCATTGTGTTCCTGTTGTTTCTCCATCACGATATCTCCAAGAACAACCTTCGGTAGTTGCTGGACTATCAAAAAATCTTCCATCACCTTGAACCCAAGATTGACTTACTGGGTAAGCAAACAATGATTGACTAGTTGTTAATTCTTTTGAGTTAGCATCATATAAATTTAAATAGTATCTTGCGTTTTCAGGAATAGTTCCTGCTACAACTGATTCAGATATATTAGTTGTATTAAACTTAATTAACGCTCTTGATACATTTACTACCGAACCATCTGCGTTCATATCTTTACGAACTTCTAATATTTCGTCTAATCCGGTATTTCTACTTTGAGTAGCACTACCTTCGTAAAGTGTTGCGTCTTTTTCTGCAAATTCAAATAAATGCATTATCCTTCTCCCCCTTCAACTGATGTTGTTATATCATTGTTTGGAAACTTAACCTCAAATATACTTGGGTCTTTAGCTGGATACACAACACCACCTTTTAAAGCACTTTGTATGTTATATCTATTACCACTATAACCTGCTGTAGATGAGTAAGTATCTTGATTTGTTATTCTAATATTAGTTACTGATAAAACACCTTCTACATCAGATGTTATAGCATTTTGTAATTCTGATAATATGATTGGTTGATTTATTTGCCATCTATCTATATCAAAATATTCTGCTATTCTATTGTTAACATTAGTAATAACTAGTTGTTGGTCATATCCATTTTTAGTTAAGATTACACACTTAACACCAATGTTTATTATGAATGCATTTTTAATGTTTATTGCGTCAGTTACTAATCTAAATCTTGTTAAATAAGTTTTTAGATTTTCTTTTACTGCAACATTAACATCAACAAGATGTCTATTTGTGTTTAATCCCAAAACATATAAATTTAGTGCTAATGGATTTGGTTCTTCCCCAACTCCAACAATAATAATATCCCCATTATCAGGGTTTACTTCATAAATATTTCTTAATACATCATCTTGAACAATGTAAGCTTTTGCAATGTTACCATATTTATCAGGTAATGCATAAGTTCTAACAATGTAATCATCTTTGGTTACAGCACGATTTTGTGCTTGGAAATACGCTTTAATGTTTTCTCTTAATTCTTCAACACTTTCTGCTCCCATACCACCACTTGATGCTTCAATGTTGGAAGCTCTTACTGATTGTTCAACAAAGTTACGAACTGATGGGACACCTCTTACTATTGGTGTTTCAAATGTAATACCGGTAATTTTATTAATTCTACCAGCCGCTACATTGTCTTGTGCTCCACCACCATATTGATAATTAATTGTTAGTGTTGTGTTGGAAGGAGCTTGTCCATAAGTTTTTGTTTTTAAGAAATTACTTGGGTCAAATGTTTCATATAATTTTGAAGGTGAACCAGGTAAGTTTGAACCAACATTATCTGGATTTGGTATAATATCTTCGTCGGCATTATCTGAAACTCCAGAACCAAATCTTAGTTCTGTTTTTCCGTCTGGTCTTCTAAATGTTGTAAACCTTCTTGATACTCTTTTTAATTTTAAAATGTAAGGAACTGACTCGGAATATGTTGCTCGTTTTGGGTCATTTGTTGAATTGTTTTCAATCTCATCAAAAACCGTATCTTGAGCTAATGAATCAACTTCATACCAAGTATTTCCATCTGAATCTGTACAACTAATAATATCTATTACATTTGAATTTGATAATAAAACTTTATCATATTTTTTTGCTCCACCAAAAGTAAAATCTTCATTAGTTACATTACCACTTTGTGCTCTTACTTCTTTTCTAATGTAATAATAAGTTGGTGTATCACTACTTGAATCTCTTTCAAAAATTTCCACTTCTCTTGGCGACCTTGATGATTCGTATCTCATATCACAATCTTCAATCGTTCTAAACACTACCCCGTCTGAAGTTTCTACTCTTGTTCCGGCTTTAATGTTTAATGCATAATCATATTCTGGTGCTATATTATTACCAGTTCCTGTTGCTGGAACTAATTGGAAAAATTCTAATTTTGTTGAAGAAGGTGCAGACAATCTTGGTTTATATCCAAATGATTGAGCCATTGCATAAAGTGTTCTTAATTCTTCTGAATATCCTAATAAAGATTCTTTGAATTGTGAATCAACATAGTAAGACATAACATCACCAACATAAGATGCCATTTCAATAAACATCATACCAGGTGATGACTCATTAAAGTCTTGGTAAGTATTTGGAAAATATTGTTTTGAAAACTCAATCAAATTATTTCTAAATTGAGAAAAGTCTTTATTCAAATATCTTACTTCTTTATTTTTCTTTTTACTTGTTAATTCGTATCCCATTGTTTACTCCTAATAACCAACACTTGTTGATTCTGAATCTCCTTCAAAGTTTAAAGTAATACTTTCAAATCTATCTGGTTCATAGTTCAATGCGAAATCAATACTAACATTAGTTGTATTAGGGTCTTCATCTGATTGAATTATATTTACATTAGAAATATTAATGTAAGGTAACCAAGTGGATATTGCTTCTTGTATCTCTGATTGTATTCTTGATGATAAATCTTCTGTATATTGTTCGAATAATAATTCTCTTAAACGAGAACCGAAGTCAGGTTGCATTACTCGTTCACCTTTAGCAGTTAATAAAAGGTTTTTTATATTAGAACCAGCTTGTTCTAATGTTGTTTGTGTTCTACCAAACAAACCTGATTTTCCTCTGTTGAAAGGAAGTTTTAAACCTATAAAAATATCTGGGTTTAAATCATTTTCTCTTGCACTTGCCATTATTTACCTTTTTTCTTATCAATAGCTTTTATTAAACCAGAATAGTCTCTTGTCAAAGCGTTCTTTAAGTGCTCTGGAGCGTCATCTGGATTCATACCGGCACTTTGTAATGTGCTTGCGGCCGCTACTTCTCGTTTAACTTCTTTATTCCCTAAACCACCGCCGTATCCTAACATCTCAGTCATACGACTTGAATCAAAAGTTCCCCCGCCTAATGTTGGGTATTCTTCTTTTTGTTGAGCAGTTTCGTTTAAAATTTTATTAAGTGTTGGATTGTCTGTAAACTTCTGTTCCTTAACCTTTTTCTTCTTAACTACTGGTTTTGCTTTGGGAATATTTGTTTCATTAATAAGTATATCAGTTATCTGTTTTTTAACCTCTTGTTTGACAACTTCTTTTATTAATGATACTAATTTATTCGATTTCATTTTTACTCCTATTTTTTCTTTTCAATTGTTACGATATCTGTGTTCATAAAATCTAATGTTGCAAAACTTCTTAATGCATCCACAACCTCTGATATTTTCTTTTCTACTTCTGTTATAGTAAGTGGAAGTCCCGGAACTAAAGCTTGTATTTCGTTAAAGTTAGTTAAGATAACTTCTTGATTCTTTGCAAATTTTTCAGCATCAAAACTTACTGATACCTTTCTTGTTTTATTAACTATTTTCTCTATATTTTTTCTAGCATCTTTTACTGAGTCAGTTAAATTTTTAATCTGTTGAACTTGTCTATTATATTCTTCTATACCAATATTAGCAGTATCTTTTAAAACTTGAACTTGTGCTTTGATGACATCTGTTGCTTCTTTAACTGCTCTTTCTCTAAGTTCTTCTATAAATTGTTCTGTTTCACCAGTTACAACTTGTCCACCCTTGTTGTGTTTGATTTCTGTGCTTCCACCAACAACTTCTGTTAAGTTTCCACTTTGTAATTTTAATGTATTTCTTGCATTTATTACAATATCATCTGCGTTTAAAATAATTTTAGCACCACTTATAGTAGTTGATGGAAAAGCTTTATTTGGATTATCAACTTTAACGGTACCTCCGTCTTGTATAAATATAGAAGCTTTAGATTTATTAATATCATTTGAGTCATCTCCTGCAACTAATTTAATTGAAGAACCAACTTCGTCTTGTTTACCTAATATAATGTGATTATTAAATCTACCTTCAATCACTACATCACCAGGTTCTGATACAACCGGGTTTCCATATTGTAAGTCTGTTGTAATCTGTGGTTGTGCTGGTAAGTTAACTTTTTGATTTGATGATATCCCAGCTTGAATATTGTTATTTGGATTATTACTCCAATTCAATATATTAGTGTAATATGTTCTACCTAAAAAATTTGTACACACAACAACTTCTCCAACAACAGGATAGTTTTTAATGTGGGAGTCCATTGGTAAAACAAAACCATTACCACCATTATCAAGAACTGCTTGATTTGAGTCATTGATAAATCTACCACGAACTGCTCCGTAATATTTGGTGTTTAATGCTCCTTCACCCTCAAATAATTTTTTGTCTAATAAAACTTCTTGAACTTCAAATGGTTCTAATTCGTAAAAATCATATTGATTTTCGCGTATTAAAGATGTAACCTCACCTTTAATTTTATTAATAAGTGGGCCTCCAATTCGTGTGTTTGATTTGTTTTTAAAAACTCGGTATGGCATTTTATTGTTTAGATTCTATATCTTTTCTAATTTTATCAGATGTTTCTTGTAAATCTTTTGTATCGTGTTCTAATATAGTGTTCATAATATCTTGTTTCTCTAATTCAGATAAACCAAATTCACTTTCAGATTCACCTTTACTTTCAGCAGTAATAATCTTCTGAACGATACCAGCTAGTTTCACTAGTAATTCATCATTACGAACATTGATTTCTAAATACTCTTTAATCATTGGAACTATTTGAACAGCTGTATCTCCGTCTTTAATCATAGAAGTAATGTTCTTAGTTAAGACATCTAATTGTTTTCTGTTATAGTTTTGATTTTCGTAAATATCTTGAAACAATGACGACAATGATTTTCCTTTGAATATTTCATAATCGTTTGACATAATATAATCC